TTTCTTTTGTTACCGTATAAGTGATGCCACCCATAGCATCTTTTCTATCTTTTCCGCGCACCCAATTTCTATTACGTTCGCCGCCAGTTGTATTAAATCCAATACTTTTCTTTTTAGTTACAGTACCAGGTTCTTCTTCTTCTTGTTCATTAATTTTTTTAATAATTTCTTTATTTGATTCAGATAAATTTTTTACTCCAAATCGAAGAAGATTCTCAGCAATGATATTTTCTAATTTTTTCATATAGTTACCTTTAAGGTGAAATCTTTGTTATAAATATGTAAATAATTAAAAACATCATTACTTTGAATTACGCAAAATTTTTCATATAATATAAAAAAATCCTATGATACGTTATGGTTATTGTTGTATCAATCAACAACTATCGTCCCAAGGCATTCGTACCGGACGTGCAATGATTGACCGAAAATTCAAGCTCGGTGGTTTACAGCTTGCATCTGACATTGCTTTGGCAAATGCCAAGGATTTGTTAACTATTCTACAATGGAATGAGTCGCAAGGTATTCGTTTATTCCGAGTTGGTAGCGAGCTCTTTCCTCGTTGGAATCATTATCGTCTAGAAGATTTACCAGGTATTGATGAGATTGCACAACATTTACGTGCTGCTGGCGATTATGCTTTAGCACATGGTCATCGCATTACAACACACCCTGGTCCATTTCATATCTTAGGTAGTCCTGATGCAGTAGTTGTTGACAATTCTATTATTGGTCTTGAACGACACGCTGAGCTTTTTGATCTTATGGGTTTTGCACCTAGCTTCGAGAATCTTATCAATATTCATATTGGCGCTACATATGGTGACAAACCCGGCACTATTGATCGTTGGTTGCGTAACTATGATCGTTTATCTGATGGTGTTAAGGCTCGTTTAGTTATCGAGAATGATGATAAAGCATCTATGTATTCAGTTCGCGAATTATACAAGACATTGTATGCGTCCGAAGGTATTCCAGTTACATTTGATTATTGGCATCACACTTTCAATACTGGTGACTTATCCGAAGAAGAAGCATTTTTCATGGCACGAGAAACGTGGGAGTTTCATGGTGTTACTCAATGCACTCATTACAGTGAATCTCGTCGTCGCGAACAACAACTTCTTATTGAGCGTATGTTTGAGCATCATGGTATTTCTTTAGAAGATTTGCCGAAGTGGCCTACCTTCCATAAACAATACAAAGAGTTTACCAAGATCAAGGAGCAAGCTCATGCCGATTATATTACGACCACTCCTAACACATACGGCGTATTTGATTTAGATATTGAGGTTGAAGCTAAGGCTAAAGAATTGTCTTGGAGTAATTTAAATTTAGAGTATTGTCAAAATACATCATTAATTTTATCATAATATATTTATTATATATAATATTATTAATTAATAAAGGTTATTCATGAAAGCGTATTACAAATACAAAAACAAAGTTACTGATGATTTAGAAGATGCATATGAAATTATTAGATCTGTTGGTCGTTCTATTACTGAAGGTAAAACTGATAAACAATCAACATTAGATAATTTAGCACGTGCATTAAAAAAATTAGAGTCTGCAAAATATTATATCGATCGCGAATAAAATTCAAAAAACATGAAATCAAAATCAACGCCGCCCCCAAAAGGGTTTAAAAGATTACAGTGCAAATATTGTGATAATATATGCGAACGAGTTGATGAAAAGTCAACTGCAGTTACGTGTTGGCAATGCACAGCTAAATTAGTCCATGGACAACATTTGGAAGTACGTAAATAATTTCTTAAAATAAATTTATGTTAGAAGCAGAAAAAATTAAATCGAATTGGGAAGCGTATCGTGCATTAGTAAATGATGCATTTCCTACACGTAAAGATGCATTAAATAGAATGTATGATGATTTTGAAGATCGAATGGTAATGATGCCGGCATCTTCAATGGCACATTTTCATAATGCATTTGGCGGCGGTTATGTAGATCATGTACTACGAGTTATTGCATGTACTGAAGAATTATATGAATCGTGGTCTCGAATGGGTGCTGATATGTCTGGTTATACTATTGAAGAACTTCGTTTTGCGGCAATGCATCATGATTTAGGCAAAGTAGGTTTTCCAGGCGATGGCAACGAAGTATATCAAGTTGAAACATCAGATTGGCATCGCAAGAATCAAAACAAGATGTATAAGCATAATGAAAATATTCCATTCACTATGGTACCAGATCTTTCAATTTGGTTGCTTCAACAATATGATGTTAAGATGTCATGGACGGAATATCAAGCAATTAAGATTCATGATGGAATGTATGATGATGCAAATAAACCATACTTTGTTGCTCGTTCAGCTCAAGCTAAATTAAAAACCAATTTGCCGATTATTTTACACCATGGCGATCATATGGCAGCGCAAATTGAATTTGAACGTTGGAGAAATAAAGATCGTATTACACCTAAAGCAGTTGTAGAAAAAAGTAAAGTTACAAAAAGTAATGGTTTAAAAAACCTAGCTGAAAATAATCCAGATGTTGAAAAAACATTGACTGATATTTTTAGTGCATTTAATGAGGAATAATATGATATCAGGTTTATTAATAGTTTTATTATTATTATCATCTATATATCTTACATTTAGAGTTTGGTATTTGGCCGGCGCATTAGCCGATGCACAAGATTATATTGAAGATTTAGAATCTACTAATCAATATATGTATGATAAAATTTCAAGATCGTATGACGCGATGCAACAAATTGATCGTTTAGGTGCGTTTGAATCAGAAGATGAAGCAGGTACAACATTTCAACTTTTAAAACAAGTAATTGAAGAATTAAACGAAGAATTTGAGAATGGCACGGAAGAAAAAAAGTAACGTTTATTTCACAAAAATTACTGATATAGCAATTTCTGCGTATAATAAATCAGAAAATAATTTAGCACTACGAGAAAAAATATACAGAAGATTTATATATCCTGCATTTTTAAAACTTGCGGAAAATATTATTAATAAAGTTAAACCTGACTATATCGATTCAACATTTGTTGATTTACAAACTGATTTAGTTACATACTTAACAGCACGTTTAGATAAATTTAATGCCGCGGCTGGTAAAGCATATTCATATTATACTAGAACATCATTTAATTATTTAATTGCAGAAAATCAAAAAGGTTATGCAAAAGTAAAATCGGATGCGTTAGAAATTGATGTAGATGAACAACGCAATATTATTACTGAAATGCATAATGCAGATATGTTAGAAACTCTGCAGTATTTTATGGATGCATATATTGAACATTGTTACGATAATTTAAATTATATTTTTACAAATCCAACCGATATTCACGTAGCAGATTCAATTCTTCATATTTTTGAAACTAGACAAAATATCGAAAATTTCAATAAAAAGGCTCTATATATCTTTATAAGAGAACGTACGGGTTTAGAAACAACTAATATAACCAAAGTTATTAAAGTTCTAAAACAAATTTATGAAGAGAAGTTTCGAGAGTATGAACGAACAGACTTCATAAAATTGCCGTTTTAATATTTATTATTAAAGGATTTCCGGCATGGACAGAAATGATGAATTATTCAAAGGAACAACCTTTGCAGATTTAATGTCTGATGTATATCACAATTCAAAAAAGAAAGATCGCCAAATCAATCAATTAATTGCACAACTGCAACCTTTGATAAAAAATGCATCTGACGCAACAATCATTGTACCTTTAATTAAAGAATATTTAGATGTTGCAGTTAAAAATGATGATCATTTAGTTAAATTAACGGCGATCGTTCAAAGATATATTTCAACCAAACAAACAATTTCAGGCGCAGATAGCTTATTGAGCGAAGAAGAAAAACAACAATTACTTAAAGTTGCGGAACAAACATTATCAGACGAATTAACGGACGAATTAGATAATATTTCATATGAAACTGATGAATTAGCACAGCGTGTAGAAATAGCTAAGCGCAAGTTAGAAAAGGATGTTAATGACTCAATTTGAATGGGATGTTGCTGAAGTATTAGAATATGAAAGAACATATCAATATGTTCCGACTCCTACTGAAAATTCTAATTTATCGGAATTATTTGCACTTAAAGTACGATCTTGTAGACAATTATATAATCAAAAAATATACATTGTAAAACCAGGTAATTTAAGTATTAAAAAAATTCCATTAGTTGGCGAATTTGTTTTAATTTATAAAACAATTAATCAACAAACTACTGACACAACATGGCGTGAAAGTTGGTATTATCTTTCTACTGTTGATATACATTCTTCACTTAATGAAAATATGATGCCCGGCGTGTCTAAAGGACTTAATGAAGAACAAATTAATAATGTAAAACCAGGCGTA